GAGACGAATTTCGGGACGGCGTTATTCGTATCCCTCTCGAATCAAGGAACCCATAGGAGATTATTATGGCAATTACTCAAGCTGTATGCAACAGTTTTAAAGTGGAGATCCTGAAAGGCCTACATAACTTTACGGCAACGACAGGGAACGCTTTTAAACTAGCACTATACGACTCAGAAGCAACATTAAGTAAATCAACAACTGCATTTCAACAAACTGACGAAGTGGGTGCATCAGGCACTTACGCGGAAGGTGGAGGAGCATTAACTTCAGTTACTCCTACTTTATCTACAGACACTGCTGTTTGTGATTTTAGTGATGTATCATTTACAAGTGCAACTATTTCAGCACAAGCTGCTGTTATTTATAATAGTTCAACTGTATCTGGTTTAACTACCAATGCATCTGTTTGCGTATTAGATTTTGGTGCGGTTAAATCTTCAACTTCAGGAACATTTACTATTACGTTCCCTGCTGCTGAAGCAACTGCTGCAATTTTAAGAATCGCATAGGAGATAAAACATGGCCTCTATCCAAGGATGGGGCCGACAAACTTGGAACAGTGGTGCGTGGAACCAACAAGCACCTGTTTCTGTTACAGGTAATGGCCTCACGTCATCTCTGGGAACTGAGACAGTTGCGACTGATCAGATCATATCTGTAACTGGCATTGGCTTAACGTCTGCGTTAGGCACAGCCACTGGAACTGGTATTGCAGAAGTTAATCCAACTGGCATTGCTCTTACTGCCTCTTTAGGGACTGAAACAGTTGCCACTGATCAGAATATTTCTGTCACAGGTATTGCTCTCACTTCCTCTATAGGAGATGAGTCAAGCTCAGTTACAAAAACAACTGGTTGGAACCGTGATACTGATATTAATACGGGCAGTTCTATTGGTTGGGGCAATCAACAATGGGGTGCAACAGGTATTTCTCAAGCACTTACAGGACAAGCACTTACAGCTTCTTTAGGAACAGAAACAGTTTCTACCGATCAGAACATATCGGTGACTGGGGTTTCAACTACTTCATCAATAGGAACTTTCTCTATAACAGGTGATTCACAAGTCACTGTTGTTGCAGCAAGTGAACCTAAGCTAGATATTAGCGTAGGCACAGCAGAGGCAGATCCAGAATTTGTTGTATTCCCTTCAGGCAATGCAATGACTTCGGCATTAGGCACTGCTGGAACATCAGTATTTGTTACTGGTCTTGGAACAACACTTTCTTTAGGGGATGAAACACAAGAAACCAGCTACGAAGCACCTAGTGTTTCCGCAACATCAAGTATTGGAACTTTAAGTATTAGGACAGATGTAAGCTTTACAATCACTGGCGTTTCTGCTACAATTACAGCTGGAACTTTACAAGGGACTTTCTGGTCCGTTGTAGATGATTCTAACTCGGATATAAGTTGGACAGAAGTTCATCAAGCCGCATAAAAGTTTTGACAAACTTAAAAATAATTACTAAAACTTTATTAGGAGATTAAATGAGTTCAACTTATTCAACAGGCTTACGAATAGAGCTACAAACCACAGGAGAAAATTCAGGTACTTGGGGTACTATTACAAATAATAACTTTTCTCAGGTTTTTGAATTTGCTATTGCTGGTGTTTATTCAAAAGCAATTACTACAGGGACTTCAACAACGCTAACAAACGGCGATGGTCCTCAGACTCAAGCGAACAACGAAGCTAGACAAAACCAATTAATTTTCACAGGAACAGTTTCAACAACTCATACAATTCAATTCCCTGCTACTCAAAAAACAATGGGGATCTATAATAACATTTCTGGTGGCGCAGATATATCTGCAAGACTAGGAGCTTCAGGAAACACCGTTACGGTAACTAATGGTAAATATAGATTATTAGCTACTGATGGCACCAACTGGTATGATATTTTTTCATTAGCTGGTTTAGGTGAAGCATGGGTTATTAAAACTGGTAACTATACAGCATCAGATGGTGACAATCTTTTTGTTGATACATCTGGTGGTGCAGTAACAATAACTTTACCTGCTTCTCCTTCAATTGGAAATCAAGTAAAACTTATTGACGCTGAAGGAACTTTTGGTACAAACAATTTAACAGTAGGACGTAACTCTCAGAAGATACAAGGTTCTGCTGCAGATTTAACAGTAAGCACCGATGGTGCGGGCATTGCGCTTGTTTATGTAAACAGTGACAATGGATGGAGGTTGAAATATAACGACTAATGGCTAACTTACAAGATATAGTAAATAGAAGTGAAGTAGGAGCAATCAAGCCTTGGACTGCTGCGGCGGCTCCAGATGGTTATTTGTTATGTAATGGTGCTGCCGTATCAAGATCAACATATGCAGATTTATTTGCTGTAGTTTCTACAACTTATGGGTCTGGTGATGGATCAACAACTTTTAACGTTCCTCAATTACAAGGTAAAATGCCACAAGGTTACGATGGTAATACATATAACTTAGCGGGTACTGGTGGTGCAAATACAGTAACTGTAGCGGTAACTAATAACCAAGCTGCAACTAATGCTACAAACCAATCTGTTACTATAACAGGAAGTATTTCTAATACGTCCTTAACTACTGCTCAATTATCATCTCATTCGCACTCAATTGAACAAGCCCCAGAATCGTTTCACCCTAATGCGATGAATAACACTCCTTTTCCACAAGATACCAATGGTAGAGGTGAAGTAGATAACAATACACTTAATGCAGGTTCGGGAACTGGTCATAACCACTCTCATACTTTATCTGGTACCTTAACAGGTAATATTACAACAAGTTTAACGGGAGCTGTTACAGCAGCGGGTACAAATTCATTCTCACCTTTTGTGGTGGTAAACTACATTATAAAGCACTAGGAGATATTTATGGCAACACAGATTGTAATACAAAATGGAGATAGAATTTTAATAGACGATTCTTATGGAATTGATTGGGCAGATAAAGGTAAAAATTGGGTAGATGCTTGGTGTCCAAATACAATTCATTGTGTTATCTGGAATAATTTAATAGGACAAAATGAAATTCAAAGCAAAGATGCTTCTACTGGAATGATGACAGGAAATACTAATTTAAGTGCTACTAGCGACGCTGTAGGATCAACAACTATTGCTGCTTTACTTACATGGGCAGAAACTAGAAAAGGTCAAATTGAAGCTGCAATTACAGCTTATAAAAATGCAGTTGATGATGATATAGCTAATAGTACAACAAACGCTGTCGGCAAGACTTGGCGAGATTACGACTCAAATTACTCGTAAAAAATACCTCTAACTTGTAAAACTTTTCTTTTAATAGGGCCTGTTACAGGGCACACTTTGTGTGGTATTTTATTTTTAATTGCTAAAAGTGTATTAGAATAAGGATAAGAAACTAAAGGTAATCCTCTTTTTGTATCTATTAAAGTTTCACCTCCCCAATTATCATCCCAATTATCGTGAATATAAAAAGAATAATTTAAAGTATATTTACCATCATCGTGCCAATTAATGCCTGAAAATTTATCATATTCATAATATGAAACTGATATTCTTGAATTAGATTGAAAAGGAATAAAAGGACAATCAATTAATATTTGGCAAAAATCTTCAAACACTTTATCCTTTGCTTCAACTTTATCTTTACATATTATTGCAAGATCTGTTTGAGTATTAACTTTTTGCATTGTTCTAAAATCATTTTTATCTAAATAAAGAGTTTTTTGCCACTCTGTATGTGAGTCAGAATCAAAATTAAAATTAAAATTAGATATTTTTTTAAATAAATCATTAGGCAAAAAATCATTAATAATAACTGCACAATCATCTATATTTGCTTTTATATACATTTATCTAAAAGATTTTTTCTTCCAAAACATAGTCTTATATTTATCTACCCATTTACTTAATAATTTATTAAGAGTTTTTGCATGAAGTTTTTCCATATAGAAACCTGACCATTTTTTCCATGATTCTCTTTTAAAAGGAATAACTTGAATCATAGGTTCACCTTTTTTTATTAAAAATTGTTTATCTCTCTTGTGAAGAATAAAAGGAAAGTTAATTGTATTGACATATGTATCAGTGTCCACAATTCCTGATATTATTTCAAATCTAGGTTCTAACCTATTCATTGGTTTTATAAATAAACAACTATAACCAGGAGGAGTTTTTATTAACCATTTATTCATAAATTTGCCTGCATTTTTTCCTGACACTTTACGCCATTGTTCAGGTAATTGTGTTTCATTATGAACTCCAAAATCATCTCTATTTTTATTTGCAGGAGTAACAGAAAAATCTTCTTCTACGGGATCAACTAAATAATCTTGATCAAAAGGAATTATATATCCCATCGTTAAAGAATCTAAAAAAGGTATGCATGTTTTTAAAGTCGGAGCGTGCATATTGCCCCTATGATGTCTTTCTAATTTTTTATATTCTTCTGGTATAAATTTAGAAGCAGGTTGTGGGTGTGGCCACACATCTAACATTCCTTCATCTGTTGCACAGAAAGTAATTTTTTTATTTAACATATTTTTCTATAAAATTAAAAGACATAGATCTTCTAACTTCCCCCTTTATTTTTGTTTTAAATGGCATAACACAATGTTGATGCTTAGCTTCAAAAATATAAAAATGTCCTACTTCAGGTTCCATCCATTCACAGCCAATACCATCTGGCCACATAAAACCTAATTTACCATCTTTAAATTTATGAGGATCTTTTGTATCATCAATAAATTCAGGTACTTTTAAAAACATAACAGTAGACCACCCTGTTCTATCATGATGAGTGTGCGGTGGATTGTACTCACCTTCTTTCATATCATTAATCCAACAACTTAATATTTCTAATTTTTTACTTCCATTATATAACCCTGTCTTCTCTAAAGTTTCAATATAATCGTTCATACAATCAACAATGTTTTTAGCTATTTTAGTTTCACTAATTAAATGAGTAAATTCTTTTTCTGAATCAAGTCTACCTGCTAATCTTGGACCAAAAGAAGTTAACTCTTTTTTATGTTCTTCATATTTATTATTTAAATCATCTATGGCATCTAAAGGAAGATCATATCTTTTAACTATTCTACCAAATACATTTGTTTGAGCTTTCATCGTAGGCTTATCCAAAATTGAATACTAAATCTTTGTTCTAAAAAAGGAACATCCTGTTTATCTTTAGAATATAAAGGAGTTATTGCATGTGGTATATAAGAAGGAAATACTACCATAAAATTATTTTTGTTTTTTACTTCTATTATTTTATTATCATAAAAAAGCATATCACCCCCTTTAAGAGAATCTCCTTTATTTAAAACTAAATTAAATGTAAAAATATTTTTATTTGGATTATCTCTATGCCAGTTATAATATCCACCATTATTATAACTAATTACATGTATATTCCACATTAAGTCTCTTTCTAAAAACTCGTAAACTTGCGATGCATTATCTTTCACATAATAAGACAAACCTTGATGCAAAAACCATTGGTGAAGACTTTCAAAAAAATTATCATTATTTTTTTTTGTTTTATTTTGTAACCAAAAATCTAAACCTCCGCACTTACTACTAAATAATTCTTTAGATTTAATCCAATTAGGAATATTAAAAATTTTTCTGTTATTTAAAATATCACTGTAAAGTTCATCTATTTTTTGTTGTGGTAAAAAATCATCACAAGCTATTATGTTCTTTGACAAGTTATAATATTTCATTTTCTTTAACCCTCATATTTAAAATTAAAAGCAAGTGACATTCTTTCTTTTTTAGAATGTTTAACTCTGTGATGTAAATCACTATCAAAAACAATTAACTCTCCAAGTTTAGGTTTGTATGAATGAAAAGTATTTTCTGAAAAAACAGCAAACTCAATCTCAGAGTTGTCATCTGTTAAATAAAAAACACCAGCACCTTGTTTTAAAAGATTTTTTTCTATGTGATTGTGAAATTCTTGATAGCCTCCTTTTTCATAAACGTTTATCCAAGAACTTGTTATCATAAAAGGTTTTTTTAAAAATTTACTTATTTGTTTTTCTATGTATTCTCTTAAATATATAAATTCATCTACTGCAAATAAAATATTTTTATATATACCATACGATGTGTAAGCTTCACAATCCCAACTTCTTTCCGTAAATTTTTCTTTATTTGTTTCTATAAATGTTTTTATTGTTTCCAACATATGTTTATTGTCAATCTGTGAAACAAAAAAACTTTTTTTAACTACTACTGTTTCTTTCATTTTGGTAAATAAATATTATTAATTTTAGAATTTTTTATTGTCTTAAAAGCATCCTCTAAAGTTTCAACCAGAGGAGCCCCTGCTAAATTAAATGAGGTATTAAACAATAAAGGAACTTTGGTTTCTTCATAAAAAATTTTTATTAAATCATAGAAAAATTTATTTTGTTTTCTAGTAACTGTTTGTAATCTACAAGTGTTGTCTACATGTATGATTGATTTTATTATGTCTTTTTTATGTGAAAGAGGTTCAAAAACATAAAGCATGTAAGGAGACTCATTAATATTTTCCATATTAAACCATTCTTTAGCATATTCTAACATAATTGTTGCAGCAAAAGGTCTATAATTTTCTCTTTTTTTTACTTTATTAACAATTTGTTTAGCATTATCATTTCTAGGATCGAAAAGAAAAGATCTTTTTCCTAAAGCCCTTGGTCCAAGTTCTGATGATCCATGAAAAATAGCTAGTATTTTTTGATCTAAAATAACTTGTAAAGCTTCATATTTATTAGAGCATATATTCATTTAATACTCCTTTTGGCTGTTTATGTTTAAGTCTTAAATATTCTACTATACCTAAACTTAATCCTTCATCTCCACAATAAGGTGGTATTACTAAGTTAGGAAACTGTTTTTTTAAAGAAGTGTTCCACACCACATTTTGTGCTACACCTCCTGAATATGTTATATAATCATTTTCACTATCCACTACCTCTTTAAAAAAATTAACCATAACAGAACTCATATAAAAATGAATAGTGTGAATCCAATCCAACTTTTTATGAGAGGCTAAAAGTTTATCCCCTACATGCTGTTCATATAAAGAAAAATTAAATATTACATCTACATTTTTTAATGTAAAATTTTTTATTTTACTTAAATATTCTTCATCTAATTTCCCATACGATTGTAATCCCATAAGTTTTCCTGCAGCATTCAATCCACCTGCTCCTTCAATTCCTAAAAGATAACATGCGTTATTATAAGCTTTACCAACACTTTCTTTTTTATCTAAATATCCAATGTCGTAAATTTTGTTATTTTTAAAAACAGTCCATCCAATGTTTAAATCACCTTCAGCATCAAAAACAAAATGCGTATTACATTCTTCGTATAAAGGCCAAGAACTTAGTGCGTGTGCATAATGGTGATTTACTCTTGTCATATTATAAGGAAGATATTTAAAAGTAGTTTCTGGAAAAAAAAATTGATCTTTAAGTTTATATGCCCACGGATCAAAAACAATTCCTATTTCTTCAAAGTCATTGGGTGTAACGCCCCATATTTTTTTAATATCATCAATCCATAATTCAAAATTATTATAGGCATCATATTTTTTTTGTGTGTGTCTTTCTAATTTATAATATAAAACTTCTTCGCCTGTATAATACGAAATATTAGAATCGTGTTCACATAATCGTAAACCTAAAAATTTCAATAGTCTTTTCTTTCTGAATTGTAATCTACTGCAAAATTGCAAGCAAAAGTAACTCTAAGATTATCTGTGTAATTAGGAAGTACACCGTGATAAGTATTACCACTAAAAAAAATTACCGTTCCGTCTTTAGCAGTTAACTCTTTTCTATCATTAGTTACAGTTTTATCACCTTCTCTTTTTATAAGCCTATATATATCTTTATTTGAAAATAAAAAATTTGCATTTGTTTTTTCAACATCTACAAAATAAACACACGCCACGTGACAACCGTGATGGTGGAACTCTGCAAATTGATCTTTTTTATACCAGTTAACCCAAGCGTTTATTGTTGATAAAACAGGAGCGTCATAGTTATCTTGTTTTATAGATTGATGAATAACATTTCTTATATCAGTTGTTAATTCGTTTATTACAGGGTATCTAAAATGTGAATCCCAAGCACTTCTGTTAGCTTTTACATTGTCTTCTTTATCTGGAACAGTTGAAAATTTATGAATGCTTTTATTTTCTTCTATTTTTACAATTTCATTAATTTTTTCTTTGTAATATTCGTGATTCGGTAATGTAAAAACACTTACCTCTTCTACAAAAATAGGTATCTTGGTTATCTCTATCATTCTTTTTTCTGTCCCTTTCATAACATAATTTTCTTGTCAAGAAAACAATTTAAAAAAGATTACTTGATATATTCTGTACACATGTTTAAATTAGATCTCACCCAAAAAATTACAAATCAAGGAGATATTATGGAAAATCAAGAAGTATTGAAGGCTATAGCTAACCTTGCTGATAAGGTGAGCAGATACCACGAACGTTTATTAGCAGTGGAAAGAGACAATGAAAGACTACAGAAAGAATTATTAGAACACAAAAAAGGTCCTCATATACATACAATTCAAGGTAAGCCACATAACTCCGATGCGACTGTTATGGTAACAGGTTTAGATTCTGATGTTGAATGTGAAGTGTGTAGTGCTTAATTAAAGAAATTACCAATAGAATATCTAAAGGAGCCGTTACCAGCCCATTGTAAAGGTGAATGTAAAACATCTGAAGAAAAAAATATGGCTCTATTTTTTTTAAAACCAACGTGAATACTTAATTCAGCTTCTTTTGAATTTTTTCTATGATAAAAACCCGTACCATTATTTGTAGATTCTTCTCCATGCATAAAAATTAAACATTGATGAGTTACACCATATTTTTCATCCGTGTGTGGCCTTGGTTTGTCATTCGCACCAACCATTGTATATGACGAATAAAAAAAATTAGATATTTTAAAATTAAATTTTTTATTAATTAAAATTTTAATTTGATTTTGAACATCACAATTGTTTACTAAATCATGACTGTGCCAATAACATCCTTCTTGGTTTTTTATTTTTCTTTTATTTGGAGGAACATATTCAACAGAAATCATTTGTTGAACAATTTCGTTGTATATATTTAAAGGAAAAAAATTTTCTTCTACAAATACTTTACTCAGGGGTTTCACCTAACATATCTGCTAAAGAAGGAGCAAATACTTTTACGTCTCTTCTTATTTTCTCAGCAGTTGTAGATGTTCCTGGATTATCAACATCAGCTTGAGCTGCAGCTTCTGATTCATATTCAGCGCCCGTGTCGACATTAGTAATTGTTGTTTCAGTTTTTACTTTGTAATGAGGAATTTTTCTTCCATCTTCAGTTGTAATGTGACCTAATAATTCAGCAGGTTCAACTATCGGCATCGTCTTTTCTCCAATTTATGTTAAAACTAATGATAACTCTATCTTCATCAGAATTATTTGTTTGTACTTCATGTTGTAACCATGAGGGGAAAAAAATCAAGGAATTTTCAACAGGTTCCCATTGTACGCTGTGAGCGAGGTGTATAGAGGCTTTATCTGTTTTTGGGGGTGATAGTACCTCCGACTGTGGTTTAGGCTCTAGAAACACAATATTTCCACACTTTTTGGGAGCTTTAAGATAAAATACACCTGACAAATAATTATATGGGTGTGTATGCACATTGTTTCGTGAACCTGGAGGGTTTATCATACCCCACATACCCGTTATCTCAGGAGCATAGTTATCTTTAACATCCATGTGATTAAAACAATCTTTTGCATATTTAAGAATATCACTAACCAAAGGTTTAAACCTTTTTATATTATGTATTTCATCATCACTGTGCCAACCACCAATATTAGACCGTGGCATACCTTTTTTGTCATTCTTTCGTATTTGATAAATGCTGTCGACTAAATGCTCGTGGCCCTTCAACTGTAAAGAAAAAACAGGTGTAATAAATAACGAATGAAGATTAATCAGAGCTGTCCTTTTGTGATCTCCATAAAACTAGCTATAATATGCACTTGATTAGCTGCATTAGCTTGAACTTTCATAACATCACTTTCTTGTAAAATTAATGGTTGTGTTAATAATTCTGTTGTTGTGTTTGTAGCAACACTTTTTGCTTTAAATACTTCAAATGTAGCTGAGGATCTTAACACCTCAACATCTAATAATGTTGTGTTGCCTGAGTCATTACAAACTAAAATAGATTTTACCACTGCCGTTGTAGGTGGCACGGGAGGTGTTGAACCAGGATTAGCTGTTGGTACGGTAATCAAAGTTGTTAAATCTGTTGATGTAACATCTAACATTGCGCTTTTAAATACGTTAGCCAAGGAAAAAGGCCTCCTGCTCCGACTCTGATTTTATGTCAGCTTGATAGTTTGTATTTAACAAAAGAATTATTTGATCAAGTAGACTTACCATTTGGTCAAATTGACTAGCATCATATTCTGGTGTAGCGTTTGGTAATCTAGTTATTGTTATCTTTGACATTATCTTCTTCCGTCTGGTCTAAGTTGTAACTTGGTAGATCCAAGTCTCCAAGCTGTGTCATTAACTGTATTAGTTTCATATTTAATTTTAACCGCTCTACCTCTACCTCTTACATCAATTTTCTCTGTGGTGCTAGTAATACTGCCTGTTGTGGTTACATTAGCTGCAGATTGTGGATACTGTTCTAATGTTAAAGTAGCTGTCATTGTATTGGCTAAGTTATCAAAGTCAGGAACTAATCTACTTACTGACATAAGTTCGTCGCCATCAGCAATCTCTACGGAACCTGTTTGTAAAAATGCTGAAATAGCCGTACCGTCTGCTTGATTATTACCTGTTTCTTGTTCATAAATAAAAGATGCACCTGCTGTTAAACCTAGTATGGTTGATACGTTTGCTGTTGTGCTAGAGTTATATTCTGTAGCAATTGGTAATTCATATACGTAAGCACCAAGCCACGTAGTTCTTCCAAGGCTAACCGTATACCAAGTATTCTCTAAATAATTGTAAGCAACTCCTCTATCTATTTGCGTTGCACTTGAAGAAGGGTAATACCAAATTATTTCATTAAATGCTGTATTAAGTCCAACAGCAATATCATTTTTATTTGTATAACTTAAATCATCAAAAACATAATCTTGCACAGAGCATGGCATTTTTTTGACAACACCATCATATAAATAAAAAGCATCATCTGACATCCAATACGCTCTACCATTAACCTCAATCGCTGCGTGTTGTGATATGAGTCCACAGTTTGCACCAAGTTGTCTAAGACCAAAAGTAAAAGGTGTGCCAACAAATTGAATACCATGAAGTGATGTATCGGTCCAAACAAGTATTTGACCTGAAGATTTTACAGCGCCTACTATTCTAGAACCATCAGATATACGTAGTGAACCAGCTTCATTTGTTGCAACTGGTGTGTAATCAGTAGCGTCTTCTCTGTCAGAAAAACGAAATAATAAATCATCTTGTGTAGCAGGTGTACCGATAGTGGTTTCTGTACCAAATATAAGTAAATGTCTAGTGTCCGTAGATACCAAACTAAACCTAGATGCAGTAGGAGCGTTAGACAATGCTGTTGCTCTTACGTCTATTGAACCAGAAATATCTTTAATAAACGTGCCACCATTTAAAACGGTAGCTATTAAATCTTCACCAAAATTATCTAATGACCAGTTTCTTGCAGCCACAGTAACGTCAGAAGAAGAACGTGCCGTATCCCAAGTACTTGATCCCCATGCTTCAGTGCCCCACCCATAACCATATGTGGATGTAGCAGGACCTGTGGTTATTTGATATTTAGCATTACCTGACCCACCACCTCCTGATGTAGAACCAGAAGCTGTACTTGTATGTGTTACCTTGTATGTGTTGGCGTCAACATATGTGGTTATTTGAAATTCTTGATTCATGTTTAAACCATCAATAGTGGAAAAAGAATCAAAGGTTACAAAGTCGCCCTCTGCAGCCCCATGACTTGCGTCTGTAACAGTAACTGTTGTTGTGCCATTAGTTGTAAAAGGATTTGTAAGTGACGCTGTTTCTCTTATTGGTGTAATGTCATAAATTGATCCACCAGAATATAAATATAATTTTCTATCAGTTCCTAAAGCAAGATACCTTGTGCCATCTAGACCAATCCAGCTATGTGTATCACGGACCACGCCCACAATAGTTTTATTTGGATTTGGTAAATAAGACCAACCACCCCATCTTTCAGGTTTTCCGTAGTGAAATCGCACAAAATCTGAGTCTGTATATTTTCTTTGATCTCCTGCTGAATAAGCAGTATCTTGTTTGTCAACACCTGGTTGAAATTTTAAATCTACTAATTTCATGTCGGAGTATACTAAATTATTTATTGTTTTGTGGCAAGAATTGAGTACCTACGTTGCCTTTAAATGAGTAATTACCATAATGAGTCATACCACTTGCAATATCAGCATATATTTTACCACCTATTTTCTGCCATAAACGACAAAATGCATAATCCTCAGATAAATATCTTTTGGTATCTGGCTCTATCATTGTGTCAAAAAAAGTATAATTCCATTTAGATGTGTCATGATAATTAAAGGTTTTGTCATGTGGAGCACCAATGTGTTGATCTGGTATAAATTTTAACTCAGGATAAGCTAAAGCCATTTTTTTAAAAACGTTTCTTTTAATTAACATAAAACCTGTGGCGCCATCTAATACTTCAATAAAACCTTTTTTAGATAAAACTTTGTTTGGATTTTTAACATTTAAATTATATTGAAGAGATGCTGCATGAAGTTCGTCCTCTGATATGTTTGGATTCTCTTGTGCTCTTTTTTTAACCTTTGTCCAATCAATTGTTTTACGAGGATACACACCTGTTACTACATCTTCATCTAAATCTAACATACGAAACACTGACTCAGGATTAAAAGCAATGTCTGCATCAATAAATAAAAGATGAGTGTATTGTGATTCATCCATGAATAATTGAACCAAAGTATTACGAGCTCTTGTAATTAATGACTCATTACCAATTGTGCCAAATTGTAATTCTATTTTTTTAGTGGCTGCCAATGCTGTTAGTTGTAAAACGCTTTTAAAATAATCAGCTGTAATCATGCCTCCATAACACGGCGTACCAATAAATATTTTACTGCTCACTATAACTCACTGTTAAATATTCAATTTTTTTTAACCAACCTTTAGGTATGGCAATAGCGCCACCACCTGTAATGTCATCTTTGTCTTTGCTATAGGAACGCATAATAATTATTTTTTCTTCACCATTATGTATCATCCACCCTACTTCTTGGCACACGGCTAACGGAGCACTCATCACTTCTTTTATATCTAGCCACCCTGTCTCTGTATCACGAGCATCGAGCCACGTCACACGGACCATTGGAACTTTATTTATATCTACCATTTTGTGTCATGCTCTTTATAAAAAATATTAAGTGTATATCTACTAGAACTATCTCCAAAAGATTGTAGATCCGAATGAGGTATTCTCATTCCGTTAAAAAACAAAGCTCTATTTTCTACAAAACCTATATGAGAAGACAATTGATTATTATGCATGAATCCTGTGCCATTATTAAGAAGTGGTTCACCTTTTACAAATAAAAGAAAGTTAGCAACATTACCTTTATCATCATCAGTATGAAACAAAGGTTCTTTGTTATTTTCTCGTAAATGTGCACTCACAGATATTGGCTCAAGATTTCTATGGGGAAAGAAATATTGTTTAATTAATTTAAGTAAGGGATCATCATGAATACTTTTATTAAAAGTATGTCGCATGCCATATAACTGGCCCTCTGGATTTTTTACTTCATCGTATTTTAATTGTGTTACAGTATCTTGAAGTGACTTTAACGTAGCCTCATCTAAAAAATTATCAACGTACATAACAAATTTTGTTTGTTTATTGTGTTGCATAATCTACTCTCAAATATTCTATTTTCTTTAACCAACCTTTAGGTATGGCAATAGCACCACCACCTGTGATGTCTTCTTTATCTTTGCTATACGAACGCATAATAATTATTTTTTCTTTACCATTATGTATCATCCATCCTACTTCTTGGCACACGGCTAACGGAGCATCCATAACTTCTTTTATATCAAGCCAACCTGTCTCT